ATAGTTGTAGACAAACATTGCGGGTTTACCGCAGCGTCTTATCACCCCAATGAAGGCATCATCAAATCCTTCAGCCGTAAGTGATTCTTCAATTTTGGGTTTAATCTCATCCCACGATTTCTTCTTCGGTGTCGCGTCCATAATTTTCTGGCTTCAACTTTCTTTGGAGTTTCTTTGCCCAAATTTCCATAACAGTAAGAGGATATTCAACAGACTCAAACTTAAAGCCTTGTGGCATTGTTGAGTTTCGACCTTTGATGAGTTGCGAATAGATGCCACTCAGTCGATTCGGATGGAACTCTCCTACAGAAGCACTAACACCAAGTCCCGGCCATGCTCCATCACGGGTACCTATGAGGACGGCTTCCTTTTGATTGGGATCCTTGAAAAGTACGCAGTCTTGCCCATACTTCTCACCCATCTTTTTAGCAAATCCCTTTACACCACCAACTGCTGCGGGAGTATTGTCACGACCAATTACCATGAACACTTCTTCGGTAACCTTGACTTTACTATCACCATAGTCTTCTTCGTAGGTACCAATCAACTTTTCAAAACCGAACCCCGCAGAACGAATGTCATTTTCCAACTTCGCGTTGTTTGCTCGGTTGGTTTGTAAGGAAATAGGTTGCCCTGATTCCTTATCCTTGAATCGGAAAGCCGTAAGAGTTGTGAACGGGCGGTTCGCAACATGGGAAGCAACTCTTGCAAGGGTAATTTCGTTGAGGGGGTGACGGTCAAATCGATCTTCCTGATATTGCATTAGGTTCTCCTATATTTCCACGAACTGAATCTTGAGATTTCTCTAATTCTATGTAGAGTTTCTTGATCTCTTCAAACGCCTTTAACGAAGTAAACTTTCCTTCATTCTCCAATTGTAAAATCCATGCAACCTTACGAGCGAACTCGCCTATGTTGGTATGAATTATGAAATCTTCTATCTGCATAAACATCCTTACTATTGCGCTCGTATGGCTTGAATAAAATCCAACACGCATTTCTCATCAAATCTGTTCTTTGCCATGTTACTCATATAAGACACAAAATGAATGTTGTCTTTGGTGTAACCTTTAGTGTTGTCTATTCTATCCAAACTTGCTCTTTTATGTGGTGGAATTGTATTGTCAAATCCCATTATTGAATTAGGCAATAATAAGACAAATCCTGTGTGTTCGCATATACCATTCTGTCGATCCCAAACTTTTTTGATGTCTTCCAAAGACAACACATCTTTTTGGTATTTGTGTGTTGCTTGCTTTCTTTTGAAATACCTAAATGGAGTGTAATCATCCCTATTCGTACCTACACTTTTTTTCGCCATTTCTCGCAACTGCTTTAGCATCTTTGGAGTTAACTGCCTGTTTTTGTTTCTGTTACTCGCAGAGCAGTTCAACGAACAAAAGTGTGGTTGATTTTTCTTTGTCGATCTTTTGAACTCCGATATGGGTTTATCGAACTCTTTTTTACACCAAGAGCAGATGCATTTTACTGTTTTCATGTGTCACCTCCATAGTATGTATGGAGATGAGGGATTTGGTAATGGAGATGCCGATATCGAAATCGGGTGTTGAATGAAACGCTAGAACAGCGGCTACATGATTGTTCCATGTATCAATAAAGTGTTTTGGGCATGGACACCCTCGACAAGTTTTCCATCGTTCATCTTATGATCTGAAAGCACGATGGAGGCTTACAGTCAAGTCCCGATGATTTCGAATTGTACCCTATCGGGGTTAGACACAATTCGTTCGCTGATTAAGCAGCGAGGGCGAGTCTGCGGTTGGCAGTCTTGTTTTGAATGCATTTTTACGAAGCCTTAGCATCCTTCTTCGTCATGCTCTGTTCTTTTGTCCATACAATCGAATCCTTTTCATCCCCGAAATGGTTAGGAGGGATTTACACCCTCTGTTCGGCTTTGTTGGTCGATTAAATAGACCATTTTACGCCGATACAAGTCTTTACAACTCTGCGTGTTCTTACCACGCCGCTAACCGATCATATTACTTCGCTACGGTGTGAACTGCATCGTTCACGGTATGCCAAACAGAGGCAAGTCCGTTGGCAAACAGGTTTACACCCTTCCATGCGAATGGAAGAAGTGCGAGAGTAACGAGGAGGCTACGATTGATGCCGACCTTCGAGAGAAGGCACGACAACTTATCACAACCACCTGAAATTGGGCAAACACCAGTCTTAACTTTATTATCCATTTTTGTTCTCCTTTCTGGAAATAATAGTTTTGGTCTTCCTAACCTTGGAAGGCTTCTTCTTACTGAAGACAGCATCCCAATTCTTTGACCACATCTTGCGATCAACAGGGCGATACGAATCGCCTTTTCCTGCTTCTCCACCTAGCATCACATTTCCACCTTCTCACAGACTGTGGAAACCATAATACTGACAGAGGTAAATTCTTCGTCTGTATTCGGATCTTTCTCATTGTCATTGAACTTGAGAGCCGATACAAACCGCTTGTCGTTTATTACACCTAGAAATGCAATTTCTTCTCCAATTGCCACGAATGGGCCACCTTCAAGATCGATATAGATGACTCTATTGTTATCACTACCTGCACGAACAAACCGAGACTTGCCCGTCATCTTATACTCGTTTTCGGAGACCTTCCAAATTTGTCGAAGATCACCATAGCGAGAAGGGAATCGGCAAATCAGAAATTCAGATGATGTGATATCTTTGCTCATTGGAATAAGTATAACAGGTATTGTAATGTATGTCAAGCCAACCGAAGCAAATATTTGGTCTGATTGAGGACAGACAGCATTTCATCCCGAATATTTAAAAGATCGGTATCGCCATCTTTGCAGACCTGTGGTAACTCATTTGTAAGATAAGCAATGTACGAATCAATGAGTGCCATAGTATTTGCGTCCTTATAATTTACTGCTGTAAATTGAAAATTGTTCTTAGCAAGAGTATTACCATACTTACCTGCATGAACTTCAACGAATTGATCGATGAGTCCATCTAGCCCATCATAGGCTTTCCCCAAAGCCTTGTGTTCTGCATATGACTTGGTTTGCCAATGAAGAATACGGAGTTGAGCCTGAATGGTAAGAAAGGTGGTAATGTGCATACTAGTGTCTCCTGAATCTATATTTAGCATTAGATATGAATTCACTCGATAATTTTGAAATTAGTCAGCCCCATCTTTATGGGATTCTGCCAAATATTTACGATCTTCGTTGACTTCCTTACGGGCATTCTCAAGAACTCTACGCTCTGCATCTGAATATCCTGTAATGTACTCCTGATCGTATGGAGTTTTTGAAAATCCAAACTTCTGCTCTCCCTTATTAGGAAGACCACCCATGCGATCATTGAATCCGTCTTTGTAACCTTGACCTGCTGTATACATCATTGCTCCTTTAGTATATAATTGCGCCACAATCAATCATTGCACAATCAGAATCAAACATTCGTTTTGCAAGAGTTTGCATATCGTACTTTGGCTTCCAACCAAGAACCTCTCTTGCCTTAGTAGAATCTCCTAGTAGGTATGGAACTTCGTTGGGACGCATCAACCGAGTATCGAACTTTACATAGTTATGCCAATCTCCAAGATTTGCATATGTGAATACTTCGGTGAGAAAATCTTCGATGCTGTGTGTTTCTCCTGTTGCAATGACATAATCATCAGCCTTGTCTTGCTGCAACATGAGCCACATGGCTTCTACATAATCCTTGGCATGACCCCAATCGCGCTTGGCATCAAGGTTTCCAAGATGTAGATCCTTCTGCAATCCCTTTTTGATCTTGGCTGCTGCCATTGTAATCTTACGAGTAACAAATGTCTCGCCACGGCGTGGGCTTTCGTGATTGAAGAGAATGCCCGAAGACAGATGTAATCCATAAGCCTTGCGATAGACATTTATCATCTGATGTGCATACAATTTGGCTACAGCATAAGGAGAAACAGGCATCATGCGGCTGTTTTCGTGGAAGCCTTTTGTAGTATAGGCAGTTGATTCTCCATACATTTCAGAGGATGAAGCCTGATACATTCTTGTTGTAGGAGAAATGCTTCGAATAGCATTTAGAATGTTGAGTGTTCCTCGACAGATACCATCCGAAGTGTAATCAGGAATCTCAAATGAAACCGCAACATGGCTTTGTGCGGCTAGATTGTAGATCTCATCGATCTTATCTTCCTTCAAGATATGATTAATCAAGGAGGCATCATGCAGATCATAGTATTTGATGGAGAAATTTGGATTTCCCATCAAGTGATCGATTCGCCCCGTATTAATTGTAGATGTTCTGCGCTTGAGACCGATGACTCGGTATCCCTTTTCAAGTAGCAATTCAGCCAAATACGAACCATCTTGTCCGTTGACCCCTGTAATCAATGCTGTCTTCATAATAAAATCGCCTTTCAATAACCAAGTTTCTTCAATCGTTGAATTGTATCTTCTGTATTTTTGTGTAGTATACCAATTCCACCCGCTGCGTTCCACTCAGCGATGTTTGGTTCCCAATCATCAATCAGTATGTTTGGAATTCCATTTGATTTGGCGTACTTCTTTTTGTCTGATCGAAGCGTTATGTGAATATTCTGTGGAATAGGACTCATGTTTGCTTTGATCCAAATTAACTTATCCTGCTTTGATGATGATTGCCAAGTTCTAGTATGAGCAGATAAAATACGAGCATTGTAACGAGCAACATATGACCACAATCGTTTGCCATCAGCCATCCAAGGCAAATGTGCAAATAGATTTGGATGCTCATTATCAAACTTTTTCTTATTCTTCTGAAGCCATTGTTCGAAGGCATCGCCCGAAATACGGGGAACTCCTGCCAATGTAGTCATACCCCCAATGATGTCTACAAGAACACCATCCATGTCGCAATAGATGGTTCCTTGTGGTGCTTCGTCTATGTGTGTTTGGAAATCTCTCATATCTTTATGTAGTGGGCGGCTCGTTGTTGGTTCCCGTCTTTCCTTCATCAACTTCGGTGAAGAATTCAACGCCGTCTACCTGTGTAAAGGTAACAGCGTAATCCACAGCCCTCTTCCAAAGTTCAGGATCTATCTCGCGGACATATTCGCTGAATTTAAATGAGAACTCAAGCAGGGCTTCTTTGACGAGAAGTTCCTCCTCCATCTCCATCAATTCTTCCTCGTCCTCGGTGAGGTTATCATTCTCATCACCGTCATCACCTTCATCGTCATCACCATTAGGAAGAATGCTATCTTCATCCTCGTCTTCATTTTCATCTTCAGGACTCCATTCGCTATCGTAGTTTTCCATAGGAATTCTCCTGTTAGGATTCGAACCTAAACCGAGAGGATCAAAACCTCTTGTGCTACCGTTACACTACAGGAGAGCATTACTTGCTCTTACCTGTGATTTGCTTCTTATGCCCAATCTCAATCTTACGAAGACGAAGACCAATCTCTTCGCGCCAATTTCCAAGATCTTGGGTGATCTCTTCATACATTCGCATATGTGCTAGGTCTAGATTGTCAAACCGATTGTCAATTTCTTTACGCTTGTTGATTTCGTTGACTCTGTTGAGTTCAGAAATCAGTAAAGTTACTGCAACCCAACCTAAGCCACCCAAACCAATTATGAAAATAGTAAATGTATCCATGATTAAGTTCCTTTGTTATATTTAGACGAATGCTCTCGGTGGGACTCGAACCCACGGCTTACGAATTAAAAGTTCGTTATTCTACCAACTGCGCTACGAGAGCGTAGCGTCCTTGGGTGGACTCGAACCACCGACCTACAGATTAGAAATCTGTTACTCTATCCAACTGAGTTACAAGGACAAGAAAGCACGGTGAGGGACTTGAACCCATCGAAACAGCAAGGTTGAGATTACGACTCTCGTTTACCCCATTTATGGAAACCTCGCTAAATTCTTCTTCAGATATCGCTGATCAGTCGATGTACCTAGTACGCCTTACGATACCGTGCATTTGCTCTCATTGATTTTTAAGTTTAGATCGATTCTTGTTGAACATAATGAGGGAATCACAACGGAATGAACGCCATGCAGATTTTTCCAAATCCCAAACAAGAACATGGTCATTGCTTTCGGGTAACCCCGCCTTCTTTGGCTTATCCTCGCTCTTGGGCTTCTCTTCAATCTTTGGCATCAACGCAGGATTGAGAGTACACCACATGATGCGCTCAGTCCCATCAACCTTATTGAAAGTTACTTCACAGCCGTCTTCGCTCTCTCGGAGCATCTTTGTCATTGATTCTTTGGTCATCATTATCGTGGCCCTTGTGCTTTAATTGCGCCTTTAGCCTTCTTTGGCTTCTTACTACGACTACTTGCCTTTGCCTTTTTTGCGGCTTTGGCTTTTATTGGCTTGATTTTTCTTGGTCTTTTACTTTTAGCCATTGCCAAACATCCTCCACTTACGATCAAATACCTTCCAATGTGTGATGTCTGAGTCTACTTCATCGGTTGGAGGAGCGTATACACCATCGTCCCACTCAGGAGATGACCACGAATCTGTATTTGCAAAAATCGTAGTATTCTTGTCTTCCCATTTGCCGTATGCATCTGCTGTCTCCTCAAACGAATCCAATACATCGTGTATGATCTCCGTTTTGTATTGAATCAATAGATGATTGCGCTCCTGTGGTGTATTGCAATCGATCAAGGCAGTCACCTTGTCTAGGGGAATTACAATATCCTTGGATCGTGCAAGAGTTGAGATATAGTCGATGACAGACAGATAGCCACACATACGGTGGTTCTGTTCAGCAATCAGGACTTTCTGAATATCCACAATTTCTCGGAGTAGGGTGTTGGTGTCTTTGTTGTTTTCCATTAGGGTGAAGTATAGCCTATCTCTCGCCTTCTGTCAACCCCTAAATATCCACATGAAACGACTTTTGGAGCATCTTTTACAAGAGGACGATTGCGTCCGAATTTTTGGAAATACCCTTTTTGGAGATTTGTTCGATGGGGAGAAGGATTTGACCCAAGAGAAGGAAATTAGAAAAGCAGTTCAAAGTTTCTTCAGCGACAAGTTGACTTATCGAGAAAAGCCCGAAACCATAGTGAATGCGTTTCGTGAACTTTTAAAATGCAAAGGTAAGTTTCCCAATGAACTGCAACCCAATGTGACTCTTGTATATCGTGGGGTGCGATTAAATATGTCCGATATTATCAAAATAAAGGATTGGAAATTTATCGATGATACTCGCCAAGAGATCATCGGTACGGGAACCTATCAATCTAAGTATCCAATTCAATCGTGGTCGGCAAGCAAGATCCGTGCAGAGTTCTTTGCTATCGACTTTCCCTCATGGCGTAAGAAGAAGATTGTTCCTGCAATTGTTATTGCTGTTCCAAACAAAAACGATATGCTGTTTAATACAAACTTTGTCAAGAGTTTGAAACTCAGCAACAAGCGAACATCAAAGTTTAGTGATGAGCAAGAGATAGTACGAGTAAGTACTGATTCACTTTCCTGTAAGTTTGTAATCCCTACTCAGTATCTCAAAATGATCGAAGGAGTACCGAAGTCTGTCATAGATCATTTGGCTACAACAGCAGGTCTTCGCATTACTGCTTGAGGATGTTTTTCGTAGTAGCATCCAAAATCATTTGAGTAAATTCAGGATTACTATCGCCAAGAATCTCTTGTGCCTTAATGGCAATAGCAGAGAGTTCACGCAAAGAACGAACGGCATCATTCGTCATAGGATAGGTGATCTCCATGAATACCTTGTTGCGCTCTGATTTTTTCTGCATTTCAGCAGCCTTCTCAAAGCGATCAGCGAGATCAAGGGCGGGAAGAGTATTCATATTCATTTGCACTCCTTGTTAAATTGTCCACATCTCAAACAAAAGCCATCTATCGGATTTGAACCGATGACCTGTTCATTACAAGTGAACTGCACTACCTCTGTGCTAAGATGGCGC